CTCTTTTATTGCACCTGCTAATCTAGCACTCTTTGCCATTCTAGCAGCAGCCTTCTTACCACCTGTAGGATCAGCATAAACGTAATCACGTGGTAATGTTTTACTTTGTGGTCCATCAATCGTACATAGAAACTGCGTAGGTCTAGCCAACCCACCAGCACCTGTTAGACCTGATCTAAATTGATTGAATACAGAATTGTAATTAGATGATACGTTGTTATATGAGAATCTTTTATTTGTTTCTGTTGTACTGAATTGTGGTTTACTAGGTGGTATACCTAATCGTATATCCATGTCACCTATTCTTTTGCCTATACTAATTAATGACATTAAATAAATCTCCTACTATCTGCATAGACTTGTCCTACAGACGCCTTTTTAAATCTTTGTACAGGTAGATAAATCGCTGTTGCAGCCTCATCAGCATTTATTCTTAAAAAACCTGTCTGTACATATGAGTACAAATATTTCTTTATTGTTGGTTTTACTATTTTCACATTCTTTACATCATCATAGTTGACTTCAAATCTTGTATTCTTATCAAATCTTGTATCAGACGCTCTTGCCTGCATACGTTCTAATAGTTTAAATCTCAATAGAGGTGGCAAATAGTGAAAGTTCATACCCATAAACCCACCTGATATTGGTTCTAATGGCAACACTAATGGGAACACGTCATAATAAGGTAGAGTTTTTCTTAATTTAGGATTGTACCCAAACAAGTTCAATCTACCTACGCTAGGACGACCATTTAGTTTGTTTTGTCTAAACAATTGTTTAGCAGTTGTGCCACTCGCTATTTTATTTACTTGCGTTCTATACCAAGTAGCAGATTTTTGAGCGTCTCCTGCTCTTTGTTTGATTGTGTCAAATACACTTGCCATACTACTATTTATGTTGATAATAAATAGATTCTATGAAGAAGTTGAAGAATCCAGATAAACGCCCTTATTCAGGTATATACAAACCACTCAACCCACAGAAATATAAAGGCAATGTAAACAACATTATTTATAGGTCTAGTTGGGAGAAACGTTTTATGATTTATTGTGATAAAACTAGGGCTGTAATGGAATGGGGTAGTGAAGAAATAGCAATTTACTATCGTTCAGTTGACAATAGGCCACATAGATACTATCCTGATTTTTACATGAAAGTTAGACAATCAGACGGCACATTCAAAAAGTTTGTTGTAGAGATTAAACCTAAAGCACAAACACGCAAACCTAAAAAACCTTTACGTGAAACCCGTACTTATAAAAATGCGTTGATTACTTATGAGAGAAATAGAAGAAAGTGGTCAACGGCGTATGCTTGGTGTATAAAACGAAATATGAAATTTCTGATACTAACCGAAGACCACTTAAAAACGTTTTAAGCAGAAAACTGCATATCTAATTCTTCATCAAGTTTATTTGATTTCTTTAGATTAAATTCTCTACTTACTAATCTCAAATTTGAGATGTCGTCTGAACCTTTTTTACTCAAAGGTACAATGTGATCTACATGGTACTTTTCATCAAGTATTTCATGTAGTGGTATCGACTCACCTGACACAGCGTCAAAGCCATTTTGTTTGGCCCATAACTCGTATCTGTATTTCTGATACGAGTCTGATCTAGGTGTATATTCATTGATAACATCTGTATTAAGAAGATTAGCGTATATATCATTTACATACATGTTCATTCTGTATTGTATGATATTGGCATTGTTTTTTCTTAACATACGGTCAAACGTATAAACATCATCATCAATATCGTAGGTCTTTTTACTTTGTATATTCTTAATCACAAAGCCTTTGTACCAAAGATAAAATTGTTTTCTATCTTTTATGACAATGTTCTTATCTTCAAGCAATTTTGTTAGCATGAAATAATCATAGAACAAAAATGTTTTTGAGTTTATCTTGTCGGTATTACTTTCATTGATAAACTTACAAAAATCTGTAAAGTCTTTACTAAACTTGTGTAAAAACTTAACAGCAGGATTATCGTCTGACTCATCTGCATACATTTTGTTTTTAGCAGTGTCGGAGATATTCTTCTCGTTTTTGTATGAGTAACCAAGTAAACAATTAGCGATGAAGTCATCAAACTTCAATCTTGTTATCTCGGTTTCACTAAACAATTTTGACATGTACTCAATGTTTTGTTCTGACAATTGTTTTATAGTGTCGGCAACTACATTCAACATACCATTTCTTTTTTCTTGGCCGTTCAATGTTTTACCATCGTTGACTCTTAAAAAGAGATTAGATATATCTTTCTTACTTGCCTTTGTAACCATAATAACATATATTTTAGCATTGTCAATGGCATTAACTAAATTGATCTCGTTTTTAGTTACTGACTTTTTCAATGTATCATATGAAACAGGATTTGTAACTTCTACAAATTGTTCATTATTATTATTGTCAAGTACAAACATCTTTCTAGTTTTCGGAAACTGAAATAGATTGTTTTTGAATTTCAACAAAGCAACTACTCTATTCCAACCATCAACAACAATGTATCTGAAACCTTTGTCTATGATAGATTGAAAATACTCTTGGTCTTTTTGAGTATCAGCATTGTTTAAGCATTCTTTTGCGTCAACAATAACTAGAGGTGTTACTGCATTACCAGTAGCAACTGATTTGATGAAACTTTGACGCATAGTATTGTCCCATCTGGAATCAATTCCTACAACATCAATTGTTTTGTCTTTAGATTTAAATATTCCTACCTGAAAAGATTTGTCTAGGTAAGATTGCTTCAGTACGGTATCATTTAATACTTCGTAACGGAAGTCTTTCATTTGCGATAATAACATAATATATCCTTTCTTATTATCAGTTTAATAATAGAATCAAAC